ATATCATTGATATTTTTATTAAATAATGTTATAATAAGTTATAAGATTAAAACAAATTAAAAGGAGATTATAATAATGAATAAACTAAGATTATTTGAAGCATTTGCAGGATACGGTTCACAAGCATTAGCACTAGGAGAAGTTACTGATTTTATTACCGTGGGAATATCTGAATTAGAATCAAACGATATTGCTATTAAAACATACAAAGCATTACACGGTCAAGTTAATAATTTTGGAGACATAACAAAAATAGACCCGAATATATTGCCTGATATGGATATATTCACTTATTCATTTCCTTGTCAGGACTTATCTAAGAATGGATCAATGAAAGGATTTGACGGTGAACGCTCTTCACTATTATATGAATGTGAGAAAATAATTAAAACAAAGAAACCAAAATATTTATTAATGGAGAATGTAGCAACACTAGTTTCAAAACGATTCATTAAAGACTTCAACAAGTGGTTAGATTTATTATCATCTTATGGCTACAATACATCATGGATTAAATCAAAAGCGTTATCATATGGAGTACCACAAAATAGAGAACGTGTATTTGCTGTATCATTTTTAAATGATAATTTAGATTTAAAAGTACCAAATATTCAATATCCTAATGTATTTGATTACATAAAAGATATAAAATTTAGAAAGAAATTTCAATCTCCATTAATTTATCAAAAAGACGGTGAATGGAGAGTTAAAGAAGCTGTTAAATGTGGTTATTCTGTTATCAATAATTTAGATATAATTAATTATGCTTTTCCAACCAGTGAAACACGTAGAGGTAGAGTCGGTAGAGGCTACGCTCAAACTTTATTAACATCTAACACACAAGGCATATTCTCGAACGGATACATTTATGATCTTACAGGATATCACGCTTTACGTCTTATGGGTCTAAATAAAGAAGAGTTAACCAAAATACATTCTTTAGGATTAACAGATAAAGAACTTCACTTCTTAGCAGGAAACTCAATTGTCAAAGATGTTCTAGTTGATATTTTTAGACAAATTGTTAATCATCATAATAAAGTAGATTAATTTCTACTTTTTATTTTTAAATATGTTGACGAACTAACACATAAATGATATAATAATTATAGGTTAAGAAAACAATTAATACAACATTAAAGGGGATTAATCAAAATGACAATTTACACAATGGGAATCGTAGTATTAACTTTCATAGCATTTATAGGAATATTTTTAGGGTGGGCAAAAGAAACATCAAATAATGTAAAAGCAACAACATCACAAGTAATGCAAATGAATGAATTAGCTGATAAAAAAGAAGAACTTAAAGAAATCAAAAAACTTATCAAGATCAAACAACAAGAATTAGAAAACTTAGTGTATGCAACTGAACAAGCTAAACGTAGAACAGTAACAAACTTAACAGTTGAACAAGAAGAAGCAATTGATAAATATGAATCAATGGGAATTAGATTACCTATTGACATCATTGAAGAGTTATCTTATTCTAATAATGTAACATATAATTCAGCAATGTCTTTTATCGAAGCACAACGTAAAGTTTGGAAAGCACAATTCTCAATTACAATGACTAAGGGGATGATGTAAATGAATAACAATTTCGATCAATATGACGTATTCATTCAAAATGAGCTACATAAAGGTAACAAATTAAAAAACTTAGAACTAGCTGAACAAAGAGCAATGCGTAAGGCATATTGTAAAGCAAACAATATCGAGTTCGAAGAACTACCAACAATGCAAGAAAATCTATCAAGCGGTTTTTTAAAGATGTTAGTATTTGTAATGTGGTTATTCATATCAGGAACAATAATATCAGCATTTATCGGTGAAGGAAACTTCTTAACAAATTTCATGAAAGCGTGGTTTTAATAATGGATCATTTAACATATGCAGAAGCTTTACTTGAAATAAATCGTCAATACAGAGAAGGAGATATTGATTTTAATCTATCTTGTAAATTAACTAATTTCTGTGAGCAACTACATATATTATGGAAAGAGAAGGTAAACAAATAATGGAAAAAGTAACTAGAAATGATTCAAGATTCTTACCTAAATTCTCTATTAATAGAAAAGTAAATTACATAAACGATTCTTCAATAACAAATTTAATTAAAAGAGCAGATGAAATGTGTGATAAATACGGTTTAGAATATGAATCTAAAATATATAAAGTAACAGAATTATATAGTTATGATGAAATGAACAACACATCAGTTCGTTTTAAATCTGGCAAAACACGTTATAAAGGTGCTAAATCAGAACATAAAGAATTCTATGAGGTTAAATTAAGAAAGGTAGGAGCTTAACATGATTACAATAGAATACAATTCATATGGTTCACTAGATATTAAATCACAAACATTCACAGGAGATAACTGTTTTGATGACTTTTTATACTGGTTCTTCAAAAATGATATTAGAGATTACAGGTTCGCTAAAGGTAAAGAATATATCTTAGGGGAAATAAAACAAAAAGGAATAAATAACTATTGACGATTTAACATATTAATGATATAATTTATTTAAGGTTAATAAAACAACTATTAGGAGGAATTAACAATGTCATATGAAAATTCTTATAAATTAATCGGAAGTCTAAAGAAAATGGGTTTTGAAGAAGATTTAATTTACAACGATTTATTATTACAAGGCGTTAGTGAAGAATCAGCGGAAATAAGAATAAGAGAATATAATGAAGACCATTCAGGAAATGTTTACGGAGAATATATCTTAGGGGAAATAAAACAAAAGGGAGCTAAATAACAAATGAAAAAATATAAAGTGGTTTCAATTAATTGGTCAAATGTTTATATTCCATTAATTCTATCAAAACATATTAAATTACCTACAAGATATGAAATGTACGATATCAATTCTTTTTACGGATTACACAACTAAGCCCTCCAATTAAGGAAGGCTTTTTCTTTTTCTTGGTCTTGATCTTTTCTTTCCTATCTATTGCACACCCATCTTTTTAAACATATCATAACTAGTTTGTCTAACAATTTGATTATCAAACATCAATAACCCTTTTTTAAATGCTCTTACAATCTTATCTAAATAGTATTCATTTCTATAATTATTAACAAGTATTCTATTCTCATTCATATCATCTTTAGTTAATGCAAATGTCTTCTTAGAACTAGGGTCATAGTCTTGTGATAAGAACATAAAGTCACTCTTAGTGTCAACCCACATACCCATAGTAAAACCTTTATAAACAATGTTACAGAAGTGTACAGAAGTCTTAGCTCTCTTCATTATGAAAGTATCAACATCATGCGTGAATTCATTATCTAAACTCATACGTCCATATTCTAACTCACTAATCATAGCACCAAATCTAGTTTTAATTCTTTCCTCTTTGAAATCTCTACCATCAGGTATTTCAAGTACAGCATGTTTATATTTATAGAATCTCTTAAACTTACCTGTTTCTTTATCAGGTTCAGGTAAAATATTAAAGTATAAGAACCACGGATTAACAACTGACACAGAGTTACTCAAACAAACACATCTAAAATTATCACGGTTACGGATTACAGTGTCTATAATATTAAGTAGAGCTTCCACACAGTTTGGCGGATAACCTACATTATCTTTTTCTCGTATAAACTCATCAAATAATATTGTTTCAACATTAGGGAATGAGTTACCTTTAAAACTTTGCCAAGCACTCAAAGGAACAGCAAAGCCAGCCAATTGACCATTTATGTAAAACTCTTTACCTTTAGTTTCAAATTTAGTATTAGGAAACTCCTGACTAACATCATTAAATAGCTGATCTACTTTCTTCAATTCCGTTTTATACATTCTCAAGTAAATAAATTGCGCTCCAGTTTTCAAGAATCTTTTTATACAATATTTCTTCATTGCATATGTTTTACCCATACCACGTGAGGCTATAGTGAAGTTCATGATTCTGTTATAGCTTAACAGTTGTTGAGGATTGTAATACAAATCTTCTATTTTCTTTTTCTCTAACTTATTTTCTATTTTATCTTTCTTTTCTTCATTCTGTTCTTTTTCAAATTCAAATAATGTTAAGTTTTCCATAACAGAACCATCCCTCACTTTTTATAATTTATTCCAAAAATTTTTCAAAATATTTTCTATTTTAAAATGATTTTATTTTTATGATATTCATATTTAAAGGTTCTACGATTTTCCTATATTTAGTTTTAATTAATAAGCTTTTTATTTTAAATAATTTCGGTTTTTACTTTTTAATAGGGTAGGGTCAAAATTTTTCAACCCTATTTTTCCCATTGTTTAACATGAAACATTTTAACCCTGAATATACTCATACCACCAACCTTTTTCATCAAACCAAGCTGTGATTTTATCTAATTCACCGTTTGGTAAAACATCGGTTTGAACAAATGCAAGACCTTCTTCAGGATTTAAAATAACTCTACCTTTTGTTCCTAATTCAACCATCTTAGCAGATACTTCATTAATTAAACTAGAACCTAAACCTCCGCTTCTTACATATTGATAACCTTTTGGGGTTTGATCATCATGACCAGTAAAGTAAGCTAAATTTTTAGTTCCAATAAGTTGATTCAAATCGCATTTGCCAATACCCGGTGTATGACCTGTTTCTGTATATTGCCAGATATCACAAGGATAAGCAGGTTTACTACCACCATATCGAGGAATCCATACAAAATCAGATTGAACTTGACTCATTCCAAACGGTTCATACATATGGTGTCCTACATATAATCCTACTTTCTTAGCTCCTAATCGTCTTAATTCATCAATGAAAGCTTGTGTTCCAGCTCTCATATCATCCATTGTTTTCACTTCAACATCAGCTACCCAGACAGTAGATGATTTGTCTCCACGTTCCCAGAAATCTTGAGCTTCTTTTTTAGCATCTGCCACACTAACAAATCTACAAAAAGCATAACTACCAAACGGAATACCTTTACGTTTCATATCAGCTACATACCCATTATAACGGGGATCACGATAGTTGCTACCATCTTGAACACGAGCTATAATAAAATCAATATATGGTTTTGCTGTATCCCAGTTAATATCACCATTCCATTTAGAAATATCTACAATATTACCCATTCTATTTCTCCTCCATTTTCTCAATCGCTATTGTTAAATTATTAACTGCATCTTTTACGCTATCCAAAGCACTAGTTACTTTTGTCATCATAAATACTGCTACAAATATCGGAAATCCTACTTGACTAATAAACGGGACTAATTGCTCCATTGATTACACCATCACTTTCTTATCCTCTAATATATTTATTTCTACTAAAATTCCAACCACTAACTTGATTACTTAGTAACTGAGCTATATAATCATTTAGTTTTTTATTTTCTTTATCTGTTTCTCCCGTATTATCTCCACCGCAGCTATTAATTGACCCATCACCAGTTGTATATAATTGCAAAACTCTTGCATAGTGAAAGTTACCACCATTAAGATATCTCCAAGGGTAACCTATTTCTATCGCTTCAGGTCTGTTATACGGAACCTTTATTCCAGTTGTATTTCCCAAAGCAGGTGCAACCTTAGTTCTTGAATATTCAATTGATAACTCTAAAGTATGAACTTTACCTCTTTCACTAATCCATTTTGCGTATCCAATACCATAGTTATATTGTTGAAAAGCTGTCCAAATATCACAACCATATTGTAATGTAGTTTGTAAACTTTCTTTAAAGTGTTTTACCCCTTGTCTTATGCTGTCTGCTGGATTAGTGTAAGTATTCATCGGTAAACCAGCAGATTCAGAGGACTGCATAGGGTCTCCTCCTTGTCCTTCAGATTCAACCATCATAATTGCAAGTAAACCCGGAACAGCATCCATACCCACACCTTGTGCTTTACATTCAGCTTCCATTGCTCCTCGATAACTTCTTACTTTATCATTAACACGATCATTAATATCAAAACTTCCATTTCCACTATTACTAGGCGGTTTACATGTCCCATTATCAATACCCGTTTGATCGTCAGTTGTCTTCCAAACATAACCAAAATCTACAACAATTTCAGTATCATTTACAAAGAAAGCGTCCCAGTTATGAACAGCATTACTTTTATCAAATACAGCTCCATTCATTACCTCGATGTGTAAGTGATCACCTGTAGCAAATCCAGCGGTACCAGTTTGACCACATTTTTCACCTTGTTTTCTTTTGTCTCCTACTTTATAATTTCCGTGATTATTATCATGCCAGAACATATAACACATTCTTTTTGTTCCAGTTGGTGTGTTTACTTCATCGTCAGTTGCCCACATTGTTCCAGCACTACCTTGATTAACAACTGTCATATCAGCAGGAGCATAATACCAAGCTTGTCTTGTTCTTACACCTGATTTAGTTAAATGTATATAATCCACCGCTTTTGCTTTACTATGTGAGAAGTCACCAGATTCACCCTGTGTAATATACATAACATCCATCGGGAACATGGAATTTTGTTTTCCATTTGCCCCGACAGATTTTTGACCTTCTTTCATTTATACACGTAACCGCTCTGGGTCTTTCTTAATTTTCCAAATAGATTCATCTATATAACCAAATAATTTAGCAGCATTAGTTCCTCTTATTTCTCCTCTAGCATCAGCAATGTTATCAGCGGTATAAGAAACAAAGTCTTCAATTGGGAATCCAATTTGTGGATCAAACGTCCCATCTGTTTTTCTCAATCTCTTGAATATCGAACTAGCAATCGTTAAACGAACACGATTATAAGTATTAGTTCCAGTATTGAAATTTGTAACCCCTCGATGAATAGTAGAATTCTTAACATTAATAAATGATGGACTACCATTTGTTGTAATACTTTCTGGAGCTAATAAGTTAACTGCATAGAAATCAGAGTTATCAATTGTAACATCTATATTACTTGTTGAGCCTAATCCCATATTAACAGTGCAATTCTGGATATCATAATACACAATTGTATCATTATTAGTTATCTTTGGAACATGAATGAATGCTGTTATAGGATTGAAAACATCACCATATGATAATCTTGGAGGATGAATATTTCTAAAGTAAATATGGAAATCTTTATTTGTTGCTTTACTATTAGAAATGTCACTTTCAAATTCTATAAATCTAGTTGTATATGTTCCTACGAAATCCCACGAGAATGAGTCAACTGTAATTTCTGGATAGTTAGCAACAACTTCAGTTCTAAAACCTCTAAACCAAACAGCAGCTCCTTTTTTCTTTAACAAGTTTCTCATATGAACATTTTTAATTGTTGTTTTAGGGTAAACTATAGGTCTTCCTGCATCATAAGTAGAAGGAGAATATTCAACAACATAAGTAGCATTATGAAGTGTAACGTTTTGTACAATGATCTCACCTTCAAATTCTCCGTCATAATCCCAACGTGTTTGAATAGCACCTGTTCCAGATAAGTTATTAGGAGGATTAGAAATGCCAATAACATTAGAATTTAACAAACTAATCGTTCCTCCACCATGTGCAATCAAGTTTTTGATAATTGTTGAACGATCAACAGTCATATCGTAAACATTTGCATGTCCGCCAACAACAAGAATAGTAGAATCAACTACATTGATATCTCTCATCCAGTTACCATTAATACCAGACCATCCAGAAACTTGTTGTAAATTAGAACCTCTAAATTTAGCCGCACGTGTCATTAATAAGAAGTATCCTAAACCATTTTCACCTGTTTTAGATTCTCTACCAATAATAGGACACACAATATTTTCAGCTTCCATATCAGCACAATCTTCATATTCAAACAATGTATAAACACTAGAAATAGTTGGGTTTGGATTAATTTCTTCTAAATTAAGACCACTAAACTTAGTATTATTACGATGAACTTTAGCCACACCGTAAATTTTACCTTTAACTTGAACTTTAGGGAATTTAAATTCCAATTGACTCTCAAAAGGTCTCAAGAATACTTGGAATTTTAATGAATCAACATAGTTTTTTGTTAATGGATATGCAACATCACCATATTGGTTTTTATAAATGATATTACATTCAGCTTTCATAATGTTTGATTGAACACCCCCATTATCACGAATGATATCGGTTTGCTCTGTTTTAATAATCAAAGCACCTGAAGGTTGATTTTTCAAACTAGGAATTCTAGTTGTTCCTTTAGTAAATTCTGGATTAATAGCTCTAGTTGTTAAATCAATTAAATCAGCACCTTCAATATTGAATAAATTAAATGTTCTATTATATTCAATCGGTTCAGGATCAACATATGTTGTAATCAATGTTGAACCAGATAAATCAACATTTGTTTTAACAGTGACCGTTTTGTTTAAAACGAATGATTTATTTTGAACGATTACTGGATAACCATGTTCATTTGCATATTCATGAGTTGCAATAATTGCGTCAGAGTCATCAGTTGTTCCGTCTAATTTAGCACCGAAATCGCTATAATGTACACCACGTTTTTTAAATTCATCTTGTACCCACGTTTTGTCAGCTTTCATATCAAAAACATCTTTATTAATAATTTCAGCTAAGGTTCCATCTTCAAGCCATTGTTTTAAAATCTCAACAACCTTTTTCTCTAACAGTACATTTACAATATAATCTTCAAAGATATGCCATTCATCACGTAACATATCAATCTTTTTATCTTGTTCATTTAACCTTTCATTTTGTTGTAATACAACTTTATCAAGCCAATCAACAAGATCATTAAACGATAATCCAAGATTATTAACATATTCAATACATGTAATAACCTGTTCATAAATGTTCATTGACTCATCGAAAGCACTAGGTAAATAACGTCTGTAAGGGTCTGTCGGTAACATCCCTGCTTTTTTAACATTGGTCATCTTATCATTCCTTTCTAGTATACCAACATAAATAATTTTTTCTCACATTCATCGTATATTTCAGTTTCAATACTAAGGAATGTTTCACGATATTTCTGTAGCATTTCCGAGTATGTTTCAACCCCAATTTTTCCAACATAATTTTCTTTTTCTAGCATGATCTGGTTAGTTGTTTGATCTAACTTAGAATTACCAGTAGTGTCTTCAGTTGAAGTACCATCTTTTGAACCAGTAGAGCTATTTGTACCAGTAGCTTTACCAACATCGTGTGACTCGCCAGAGCTTGTTGTTTCACTGTTACTCTCATCATGTGTTTTCACTTTATCAATTGTGTTATCTGAACTATTTTTCTTAGTGGATTCATCAATATGAATTTCGTCGTTTGCATGATCTTTTCCAGTAACTTCATCAATCTTAGAAGCGTAACGAATAATACCTTTACCATCTTCTGTTGTAATATCAAGTCTACCGTCTGGTGTATTTTCTTCTAACGTTCTAGCAAAGTTAGTTCCATCATGAACGTTTTGGTTATTACCCTTCTTACTACCAATATCCTCAATAACTCTATCCGTATTTGTATCACTAGTTCCATCGGAAGTAAGTTTACCAGTACCACTGTTTTTAGTTTCACCATCATTCGCTGTATGTGTTTCGAATTCCCCGTCTTCACGAGTTTTAAGTCCAGTTGTACCTTTCTTATTACCAGTTGTATCAATGTTGTCTTTACGAGTTCCATCAATATTTTTATCTTTCGAGCGATCCATTCTAGTATTTAATAAAGGATCAAACTCAATCAATTCACTTTTAAATCTCTGGTTATAGTAAGGCATTCTTTCATTCATCCAGTTTTCTAAATGAAACTTAAACAATTCAATGGTTTCAAAACCAATTTCTCTCATGTAGAATCTTCTGATCCATTTTCTCTCAAAATCTTTTCTCTTACTTTCATCAAAGAAAGGATAATCAAAATCAAATAGATGAGGTTGTCCAACTTCTATCCTTTTCTTAATAGGAGGTTGAGGTCTTTCATATTGAGTAAAGTGGTCTATATATCTTCTTAATTCAATACTATAAAGAGCCATCTACTTCACCACCTTGATTATCATCAATTTCAAAACCTTCATTATCCATATACATCTGAAGAATATCTGTTCTCATTTTAACATCTAAATCTTCTAATTCACCCGGATATAAAATTTTAGCTCTTTCAACAAAATCTTTTCTATTTTTAAGCATAATATTTTCAGCAGCTCGATCTCTTTCATTACCAGACGTCGATTCCGCACTTGTCAATCTTTCTTTCTTATCAATAGGAACATTCTGAATCCCTAACATTGTATAAAATTCAGACCAATATGCATTTTTCTGGTCATTAATCTTATCAACAACGTAAGGAGCATCTGTCTTATGAACAGTAATTGTTTTAGGATCAAAGTGCTTATTTGCAACAATAACAGGAGCATTTCCTTCATATTGATTATAAATATTCATTAGTGAAAATTTGTTAGAATCTTCAGCTGTAACCAATACAGGTGTCTTCTGAGCATTCAAGTTAATATCAATAATTTCAGATGCATTGGCTAACTTCTTAGCAAACATAATAACACTATCCATAGTAGGAATATGTAAATCATTATTCCATATCACAAGTCCATGTCTATTCTTCTTAATTAAATCTGGATCATCACCGTAATTAAAAATGTCATAACTAATTTTTTCATCATCTGGATTAGTAGAAACGGTTTTAAATATTGTGGGTTGCCAATAACGATTTAATTTGACACCTGCGGCACCGTCTGTTGCAACAAAACTATCATTGTTATCCTTATAAAATCCAACATAGCCACGAGTGTGTAACATCATTTCTAAGAAACGAGGATCAACAGATTCTGGCAAGTTTTCCCATTCAAATAATTGAAAAGTTAATTGGCTTAATTGTTTCGCATAATGCCAATAGTAGAAATTACCAACCTTTTCTTGTATTTGGTTTGGATTCATATATAATTGTAAATTATTAAACATATCTATATCACCTCATTACTTAAAGTATAATTACCCACATCATTTGTATGCCATAATGTAATTCCACCATCAAATATTGCTTTCAATTCATTTAAATCTTCTGTATTAAAATCACCAATAATATTTACATCTTTTGTTTGCACAAAATTCCAGTTCTGTCTAGTGTGAAGATTAGGTACTTTAACTTCATTCTTTTTATAACCATATAATTTAAAGAAATCTTCAAGTTTCTTTTGATATTCTGGTTTGATCTGTTTCTTAATTAAGAATACACCGTTATAACCGTTACCAACATCGTAACTTGTGTTTGTTCCCATCTTATTAATACTAGGAGGGACATTCATGATATCGTCGATTTTAGCTTCAATACCTTGAAGTTGAAGAACTGTATTACCAGCACCTTTAACAGCTCCAATACCAGAAGAAGCCCCACCAACATAATTACCAGTTGCTAAAGAACTTCCTGCACCCAATAAATTCTGAGCAAATCCAGCTGTTCCATTCAACGTAATCTGATCCACTTGATTATGAAGCTGATTCTTGTTGCCTTGAATATAAGCTGAAATTAATTCAGTCATAATAGAAACATCATTTGGATTAATGTTATGGATGCCCCATTCATCCAATAAAAATTGATGCATAGGACTATTAACAGTCATATTATAACCTGATATACTATAAGAAACTTTATTGCTTGTTCCAAGAGAACCCTTAGCTGTTAAAATAATATCTGAACTAGAAATATATTCATTCTTATAATCTCTACGGTTTCCTTGCATATCATCCAGTGTTAAAACAGTGTAAGGATACATTAACAATTTACTTTCTTTAACGTTTCTATATCCATCATATTTTTGACCAACAATAGTGTTTTTTGTTACGAACTTTTTACAATCACTAACGTAAACCATTTTAGCAACACCTTCAGCTTCTTTACCTGTTTCAGCATATTCAACTAATTGACCATCACTACTAAATCCAATTGTATAACCTGATTCATTATTTACAGTTGAATATAATAATCCAATTTGTTCCGTAATAAACATGGTTACAATGTTATTCGTCATTTTGTCATCTTTATAAAGAGCTGCTAACGTGTCAATTAATGTTGTCATTCTATGGTTTTCACCTTGAATGGTGGCTGTAACTACTTGATCATTATCAACAAACGGAACAACATAATAACAAAAAGGTTGACCAACTCCAACAAGACTAGGTAAAACCTTATCTATATTTGCACCATGAACCGCCTTTTTACACGCAATAACTAAGAATCGAATACCACTATTCGGGATATGGTGATCAACTTTTACCGTTTCATATTCAGTTCCATAATTCAAACCCTCATCCACTGTATTAATAACAGGTGATCCGTCTGGATTCCACAATGGACAATGTTCTCTTACAACAAATGATGCTAACATTGTCATTTCAAAACGCCACGTTTGTAATACATCAATTTCAAAATATACTTCTGTCATTGAACTTGTTTTTCTTTTTAATTGAGTAACAAAAGCATAAAACCATTTATTATTATATTGTTCATTTTGAAACATAAGATAGTTTACGTCTCGTAAAGCATCAATACCAGCATCTGCCGCAATATAGTTTTTTCCATTATTTTCAACAAATTTAACTTCGTCCATAGCGTGAACAGTAGGCCTACTACTAAAATAACTATATTGTTCTCCTATTTCATCAAACCATCTTGTGTGTTTATTATCATTAGAAAAAGGAACGCCCTTTTTAAAAAAGACGTTACTTCCACTTAAAGGCACAACAGCCATTTCAGACGCTCCTTTCTATTTTACTTCATATATTTCAAAATCTGACCATAATTCCTCATCATCAAATTCATGAGAAGATTGAGCTACTTTAACAATATCTCCAACGGAAACATGTATTAAAGTGTTTAAACTTCTGTAAGTCCCATCACCTTCAATTTGGAAGACATCACTTGTTCCTCCACCGCTTACTTGTTCATGTTTTAAATGAATCCAGTAATTAGGAATTCCCGTTCCTGTAACATGAGTATTTTCACCTACAGAAACAGGATTAATTGTTGGTTTGGGTGGCTTAGGGTGCAGTTACTGTTACTTTAGCTGTATCAGATACTGTTACTCCACCAACTTTAGCTGAGAATGTAACTGTTAATTTATCCGCTCCTGCTTCTTCAGTTGCATCTACATCTAATTTACCAGTTGCAGAATCAATTTTAGTTCCTGCTTTTGTTCCACCAGTTACAGCATACGCTTTATCTGTCACTTCTCCTTCACCTTCAGTAGAACCAGAGAACGTTGTAGATTCACCAGCTTTTACACTTGCTGTTTTCGGTGAAATCGTTGCTTTTGCTTCTGGAGGAACTGGGGCATCAGCTGTAGAGAATACAACAGCATTTTCAAGAGTTGAACAAGAAAGTGTTTGCCATACATGATAGAAGTAATTCCAGTATAACCCTTTTGGATTGTAAACATTTGTCATTTCAATATTATTGTCATAACACATGAACCAATCTTCATCAACAAGAACAGCTTGAATTGCTGGATCAGCAAATTCATCGATTACAGTTACTTTAGATAAGAAATCAGTTTTATTCATATTGAAAGCAACAGCTAACACATCAACATCAATTTCCGCTTCTGTTTCTGCTGTAATAAATAAGTGTAATCCTTCCATTTCAGAACGAGTATGTACTCCAGTATGATTGTATTTACGTGAACCCATTCCAAGTGTTAATTTACGAACATAAGCACGCATTTTCTTAACAAAAGCACGAGCACTATCTTGTGATGTAGGTGCTTCTACTTTTACATGGTGGAAGAATCCTTTTTCATAATACTGATCAATCAGTTTACGCATCCATAAATACTCGTCCACTTCAGCAGAATTATAAAGAGCTTCAAAAATACCAGTAATAAAGTTATCTAAGTTCTGGTATGAAACGAATGCCGCTTTTAATTCAGCTTGTGAAACTGTTTGCTCATAGAACTGTTCACGGTTACGCTGATGGAAGAATGCTTTTGTATCAGGAATTTCACGTTTATATAATGTAGATTCAGCATCAGTTGGGTCAAACTTTTTAGCCTTTGTAATATCTGTATAGATTTCTTCAATTGTGTAACCTAAAGGCATTGTACCTTTTTTAAATTTACCAAGTGGGTTATTCATTGATTTATGTTTGATAACAACTAAACCAATTCGATCCACTAATTGATTTAAGAAACTATTGCGGTGTTCTGGATTTGAGTTAATACCAATACCAACTTCACCAATATTTCGATCATTTGCTTCTGGAACAGCTTTCGCATAAGCTCCACCTAATTCATTACGAATCATGTTTAATGTTTGGGCTGTATTTTCAGAACCCAATAAACCATTAACATCATTCATGTTAATTTTAGCCATTGTAAAACCTTCTCTCTATTTAATTGTATTATTTATAATAGGCTCGCATCGTTGTGTGCTCGCTCTTATTACCATTGTTTATAGTCCTTTAAGTGCATCACTTAATGTTCTAGACTTCACTTCTTCTTTCTTTTGCTGTTCTTGTTTTTCACTCATATCAAGTGATTGAATAGCAATACGATTCGCATAATGAGAATTTGTTTTTTGAAGTTCTAAATTCTTGCTACTAATAGTTTCCATGTCTTTTTGCAATTTTTCTTGTTTTGCAATAATGTTGCTAAAACCTTCATTTAATTCCAACATAATTTCTGATTTACGACTATCAACAGTTTCAGGAGCTTCAAATTCGCCCATTAAAGAACCAAGTGTTTCTCTATCCATTATTTATCCCTTCCTTTTAATAGATTTTTAGGAGATAATTACCCCTTGATTAATATATTAAACTATGAATCAAAAAATTGCAACATTTATTTCTTGACGAAACATCATATTTTATGATATATTTAAAAGTTGTGCTTAAGATGTGTAACTAAAACGATTAGAAACGTATAAGAAGGAGCTAACAAATATAAGATGATTTTTATCTTTTATTTGATTGCGACTGATTACTAGTTTCTGTTTTAGTGAAACTCGCTCATCGGATTTTATGAAACTCGCTCATCGGATTTCCTCTTTCCTCTTTTCTATTTTCCCTATATAATAGAAGAAACACGAAAAGGAGGTTTTTTCAAATGAAGAATATTTACTCAGTATCATATTACTTTTATTCTTGTCTTATTTTAGGTTTTGTTTTAGGTGTTATATTTAAAGGTTATTTCTACCCTTATTTAATCTGTTATAAATGGTTTCATGATTTAATTAATTTATTTTAAATATTCCCTTGCATTTATCATTTTAAAATGTTATATTTAATTCACGGAAAAGTTATCAATTAAAAATTAAAATAAAAAATTAAATGAAAGAAGGAATTTAAAATGGCTAAATTTATTACACGTACTATCGCATCAACAACTATCGTAATTGGAGAATTAAAATTAGGTTCAACGGAAGTAGAAGTAAAAGGAAAATTAGTTGAAGAAGGTAAACTTGACCTTGAAAAAGCAACAAAAGTAGTTCAAAAAGCATTCAAAGGAGAAAACGTAATTGTTCTTGATTTAGTTCACGACGAAGCACAATACAAAATCTCTGTTGAAGACTTCATTGCTAACGCTGAAAAAGTAGAAGTTTATGAAGAAGATTCAGAAGAAACAGAAGAAATTGAACAACCTGTAGCATAATTGAATAGGGTTTAGGTCTTTAAGATCTTTACCCTTTTCTTTTGCACATAATTGACGAATTAACTTATTTACTTAGGAGGTCTTAATATGAATGATGAATTACTTTTAAACTTTATATCATTATTAGCTCTTAAAACAAAATGGGTTAATAAAGAAATTGAATTTGAAACTTTTAATAACTCCATTAAAGCTTTTTCAATTGTTTATAAGATTGATGTTGACACTGTTGTTTTATCATTAGGTCTTACACCAACAAAATAGGAGGTCTTAAAATGACTACATGTAAACATGAATACAATGCTTGTGTAAAAGGTTTTGAATGTGTTAAATGTGGAGATATAATCGAATGTTAGGTTTGTTAGGAGGTCTTAAAATGTATTTAGTCTCTAAAACGAAATATTGGTTCATGTGGTGTTTTAGTTTGTTGGGTGTTACATCTTTGATCTTTATTCTTTTAAGATGTTTTGATCTTTTATTTTAAAGTCTTTCGGGGGAAAAGAAAAAGCTCTTCCCGTATAAGCCGGAACGGCGTATACTCGGAAGAGCAAAAGAAAGGGAAGAGTAGGTTTTGGATTTCAGAACATATCTTGATATAATAGAAGCAAATAAAATTTTATATATAAATAAACAATTGACATTAGAACAGTATAAAGAAATAAATGATATTATTTATCCTAAAATTAAAGATACTTGGGAAGGTTTCTTGAGAGATAATGAAATGGAAGACATAAAAAGAAATATGCTTAGAAAAATGATAATTCTTAAAAATTGTGGTGTCTTAACAGTTGAAGAAATGAAGAAATTAAGAAAATTTTATTTGTAGGAGAGGGAAGAATGATTAAAGTAAATTTTAATTTAGGATCAATGAGAATAGAACAAGGTGAGATTGAAAGTTATGATGGAATTATTGAAAAAATGAATAACGGTGAACCTTTTATAACAATTTATAATGATTTTGGTGAACCAATTGCTTATAATAAAAATAATATTGTTTGGATATGTGAGGCGAGGGAAGATGGAAATGGAAATTAAAATAGAGAGTTGTTGTGGTAACATTAATGAAGGATATTTACCTGTTTTGAATGAGTATCATTATAAGGAAGGCACAGGAACGATTTATTTAACACATTTACATGATATATTTGATCTACAAGAGAAACTAAAATCACTTAACTTAAAAACAACTATGACTCCAGCTATATTAGTGGAAGATGGAAAACTATTTATTTATGATGATTGGATTGAATAAAAGTGTTGACGTAATGATGAAGGAAATGGTATAGTGAATACATGGAAGGAAAACCAAAAATAAACCATTCTTACTAGAAAGAATTAAAATAATCCTAGTCGCGCTCGCCTGAGAAACGAGTGTATATTCAAGAAAAAAGAAAACTATCTTTGTGAGGGAATAGGATTTCTTTCGACAAGGAAAAGTCTTTAAAACCCGTCACCGTGAAAGACGTTAAAACGGTCAAGGAAAAGACAAGATCGAAAACCCGTTATGTTGGAACGTAAAATAAACCGTTGTTAAAGGGATCAACGAGATTAAAATCCCTTACATAAAAATTATCGTATATTGCAGGAGAAAACCTAAAGAAAAAATTAAAATAAAAGTTTTCGTTGACAATAGGGAATAAGACCTATACAATTAAGTTAAGAAAAATAATAACAGAAAAGAGGTGAAAGCCTCTTCTCTAAATGAAAGAAAGTGATTCGAGGAAGTAAAGATATTTTTAGAATATCCTTGAAGGGTTACTTTCTCAAATGAATCATACATAATTTAACTAAGCAGTAGCGACAGCTACAAAATGTTTTACATCGTTGGTCAGAGGTAGACTTTAAAACCTTCATGAAAGACGTAAAAACCACACACTTTATATGTCTTGATTTCTGACAGTAAGGAAAGACTTACAGATTTATAGTTAAACTTGTTCCCTTCAGAAAGGAACAAAAAATAAAAAATAAATAGTTGACATTTGAGTGAGTTAAATGTTATACTAATATCAAGAGTTAAGGAGAAATCCTTTCTTGATAACAGCATCTTAAAGGAATAGAGAACAGATCAATATTAAAAATTACCGTTCTTGTTAACTTACCTCCTTTAAAGTTAAAATCGCATATCCAAATGAAATATCATGTATACTGTTACTTGAAACATTAGGATGCTGTTATGAGGAAAACCTCAAATAATATAAAACGTAGAAAGAAGGAATTTAAAATGAATAAAGTATCAATCGTGGGAAGACTAGTAAGTGATGTAAAATTACGTCAAACAGAAACAGGTAAATTTGTAGGAAGTGTAACGGTTGCTGTACAACGTAATTACAAAAATGCAAACGGTGAATATGAATCAGATTTCCCACAAGTTGTTATTTGGGGTAAACAAGCAGAGATTGTAGCAGAACATGTTAAAAAAGGTCATATGGTAGGTTTCACTGGTCGTATTGCAACACGTATGTATGAGAAAGATGGCATTAAAAATTATATTACTGAAGTAATTGCCGAAGACTTTACTTTCTTACAACCTAAACCACAACAATAATTAAATAGAGGAAGCTTAATTGCTTCCTTTTATTTTTAAGGAGGATTGACGAGATAATGAATGAAGACATACGAACAATGGAAATTAAAAGACTAGCAAATGGTGTATTCGCAAAAGGGTTTGAATGGTTAGAAAAAGAAACAGAAAAAACTTGTGAAAAATATGGGTGGGAAATTAAAGAGTTTGCTCAAGAAGTTACTTGGTATTTTGAAGATATTAATAATATGTAGGAGGTAGAGGGGATGAAACCATTTGAAATTAAAAATAGAGAACATAAATTAAAAGTGATAGAAAGACTAAGAAAAGATTTAAGAGCGTTGGTTATGTGTGAGTTAGAAAATGCTGATGAAGAAGCGTTTAATATTTCAAGTAAATCTTACAAAGATTTATTTGGTGAAGACGCAACTGATGAATTTTGGAAAGAAAAAAGAAAATATCTTGATAAGATAAATGAAAGGATGAAAGAAAATGAATCATACTGGGAAGAAGAAGAAGGTATATAAATTCATTAAAAATGGTGA